AACAATGCGTTCAAACCGGGAAGAAGCTCTTTAAGTAGCTGTGCGCGTGAAATAGCCATTATTAGCTCCTAATTAAGCGGTTTGAGTGCCGGTGTTGTTGTAATACGACTGTACGCCAAAGTTGAATTTAACCAACACTTCGGGATACTGCGTAAACACCAACGTCGAACTGGCAGGAATAGTAGCAGCAGTTGCAGCAGCGCCGCCTGCGTTGACAGTGCCGTACTGAGCATTGACAACAACAGAAGTCGCACCAGCAGTTGCAGCCGTTGATACCCAGTTAGCTGTACCAACATACTGACCATTAGACGCTAGAAGCCAACTTCCGTGCCAACTGGCAAGGCAAAAGGCAAAGCGCTAGTAGTAAGAGTGGTAGTGCCACTTGTGTATGTAGCTGTGCCAAGAGGTACTGCTGTATCGCGAACGATGTCAACAATACGCCACGGTAATGCAGCGGTAGTATTAGCCGAAGAAGCCAACACACCGTTTGACGAGTTACCAGTATTAAGGTTACCAGCCAAGTCTGAAGCAGCAATGTTAAGACCAATCATAGTGGTAGCAACTGAACCAATTGCTGTACCGCCTTGAGTTGTCACAACAGCGCACTTAAAGATTGTGTCTGGATCGTCAGTAATAATCGCTTGGCAATCACCAGCCAGAGTTGATGCAGGCCAAAATTGGCTGAACAGTTTCTGTTTGGTAGTTGGGTTCGTGTACGAACAACCAAGAAAAATACCAATCTGACCGTAACCAACAGCGCCTGTAGCAGCGCCAGCGCCAGTAGTCATAGCAAGACGGGTAACAAAACCACGGGTAATCGAAACAACATCACCGTAAAAAATATTGGTAGCGTAACCATACTGAATAGGTAGATTACGGGTCGAGCCTGCAAAGACTTGACCACCAATAAGATTTAGCGGCTTTGCCCCGTAGGGGGCTGAAACAGTAGGATAAGCCATTTAAATCTCCTAAATATTTAAGAACCTTTGCCAAAGCTAACCGTTGATTTCCGCTCTTGGAAGAGTGGCATACGAACGTCACTTTGTCTCATAAAGCTATTGTCTACTGCGTCTGCATTTTTCTGGGTTTGGGCGGCCTCATAATCCATCCTTGCCTTTACAAATTCCGTAGGAATCTTGCATAACAGTAAACCACCAATCTCAATATTGTCTTTGAATCGACTATCAGGATCGGTCAACATTTGATATTTCGGTTGCTCTTCAACTTTTACTGGTTCCCAACCTTCTCTTAATTTGGAAGACAAGTTGCGTGGGTCAGCGTTGTTAAGCATCGAAACCCTAACCCAGCGGTAAGAAAAACCATCTTCCTTATCTGGCTCAGGTAACAATTCTGGTAACGCCCAAGCCTTGGGTCGTTCAAATTGCTGTCTTGTAGCGATTTCACGGGGGGTACGATTCTCAGCCATTTTGTGACTCCGTTTTAACTAATTCGTTGTAGTATTGCTCAGGCGTAATTTTGAATTTCTTAGCCAATTCCATCTGACGAGTGTTCAGCGTAATCTTTTTGGAGGATGTTGAACGTGTCGCGGGAGCAACCACCGTGGTTTTGCGAGTTGTGGCAGAAGGTTTGGATTCTGCTTCCCCTAGTTTGTCAGGGAATCGTTTCTTCATTTCGGTATCAATCGTCTCCCAGTAGTGATCGGAGCCTGTCGGGACCCCATCTCTTTCTAGGCGCTTATGGATACCCATAGCAAGAAAACTCATATCATCATCAGAGCCATACCACTTGTTTTTGTCAAGCCACGCGTGGGTTTTTGAGTCCAAACGTGCTGGCTGATTTTGATTTTGTACTTCTATTTCAGGTGATTGTAAAGTATTTTCCTCATATTGAGGAATATAGCGTTCCATTTCCTGCGATTTAAACTTTACTTCTGTTAAACGTTCTTGCGCTTCGACTAATCGGTCTCCATCGCCAGAATCATAGGCTTCTTTGTAAGCCCGTCGTGCTTGATCTAGATCTGACGCCAGTTTTTCTTTGGCAGTCGAGACATAAACCTTTTCGCCGCTTGATAAACGACCTTTTAAACTCTTGTTTTCGTTAATAACAGTGTTAGCAACACGAATTGCCTCTTCGTTTTCCCGCAAAGCAGCTTCTTTAGCCCTGCGTTCATCGTTAATGAGCTTTTTCATCTGCAAAAGGCGTTGTTTTGCCTCTTTAGAATAAGACTCTAAGTCATCGTTATCAATTTCATCAACAATATCCTTTGGCAAAGGCGTTGCATTAAGCCGATCTTCCTCTGGGGTATCGTCAATAATCTCAATTTCTACTTCTGGAGGCATACCGTCATCCTGTTCTAAAAAAGAAAAGTCTTGTTTTTCAAAATTAGCCATGTTTTTCCCCTTTAAGCACGAGTAATACCGCGAGGATCTTCAACTACAGCCTCGACAGAATCATCATTGATTATTCGGAACTCTCTACCGTGAATTTTTAGCCGTGTGCCAGTGTTTGGTCTGGCAAGAATAAAGTCACCCTCTTGGCACCAAGGTCCGGTAGGAAATTTATTGGCATCTTTGTAACAATCAGGACCCATTTTGATAACAAAAAATACGGTGGAAAGAACTTCTTCCATACGCAAAGTGTCATCAGCCTTAATAAGACCGCTTGCAAATTCTTTTTCAGCATTAGGGATGCCAACTAACATACGATAGCCTTGTGGGACTGGTAGTTGTTTGGCTTTATCTTCTGCCTTTTCAGGCAAAACAGTTGTTGCGTTTACATCATCGGGGTTTGAGCCGATTAGTATTTCACTCATCAAAATTCTCCATACGGGATTTAAGGTCGGTTATGTTTAATCGCATAGTGAGAAGACCCTTAATCTCACCACACATCCTTTGGTAGTCAGCGTAGTCTTTGGCTTCGCCTATACCGAGAGACTCTTCGAGCCTCCTTACCTTTTCATCTACCTGTTTGAGAAGATGATCTAGTAATTTTTCTTTCATTTAACTTCCTTTTTCTTTTGATTTTGCATTTTTGCCAGATCAGCCATGATCTTCAGCTTTTGAGATTGTCGTTGTTGGTTGATCTGTTCCCTGCCTTGCCCAATTTGTTGACCTAAACGCATACCTTCTAACTGTTGTTTTGCATCCAAAGATTCTTTTTCAGACTTAGCTTTAGCGCCAATCTGCATTCCCGCAATTTCTTTTTGTGCCGCAATACGCATCTTTTCAACTTCAATCTGATCCGCACCTTTAGCTGCATCAATCTGCATTTTCTTTTGCTTAATATCAATTTCTTGAGCTTTAAGCTGCAATTCTTTCATTTGCATTTGAATGACAGGATCTTGTGCGGCTTGCTGGGCTTGCTGCGCTGCAACAGCAGTTTGATTCTGTTGCAAGATATTTTGCGCCGCAGGAATAGCCAGTCGTGCAATTTGCATTTCTTGATCTGGCGTTAACTGTAAATCTTCATCATCATCATCTGAATATGGAATATTGATTCCCATAGCCATTTGCATTTGGCGCATATATTCCAAACCAACGTGTTCCGTAATATGCGATTGCATCGCTTGGAACATCATCGGTGCTTGTGGATTTTGCCCAATAATTTGTTTAATTCTTGGATCATTTATCGCAGCCATATGGATTTGAATATGCGCCTGATGGTCTTGACCAATAAATGCTTTTAATGGTTTAGTCTTTAATGCATTTATATTCTCAGTCACTGGATCTGTAGGCTTCATATCCTCTGGAAGCGGTACTAATTTTTCTAAATTTTTAATACCAATGACTTCTAACATTTGCCGGTGAAGATATGGCAAGTTATAGAGTTGCGGAGCCGTTTGTGATAATTGGAGTGCGGCTTGATACTGCACTACCTTCTGACTCATTGTTGCCGCATTAGGGTCTGATACAGGAATGATATTGACCATTTCATAATCAGATCGACGGGCTGTTTTCTTGCCGCTTGTGGGTTGATAGCTATAATCTTCAGGCGCGTAATCAGCAATAATTTTCTTTAAAAGTTTAAACTCTTGCTTCATTGAATAATGAATACGTGCTTGAATCGCAGACATTACTTTTAATGTGCGTTCTAAAATAGCCAACGTTGTTCCAACCGGAGACTGGCTAGACATATCGCTGGCTTTTAAATCCCCGCTTGATGCAAATCGTCTGCCTTCTTCTACAATTTGATTAAGCAAAGTCATCAAAGTCTGGCTTGGCTCCTTATATGGGAGAGGCATAATATTGTCTCTCATAGCCCCGCTTGGTACGTCTACATCCCTAAATTCGCCGGGGGCGATTGGCGTGTCATCACCTTTGACGCGAAGCCCACGAGTTTTAAAACCGCCCGGTAAATTACTAAGAGAACCAGCATCAACAAGCTGACGCAAAATAGAAGTACCAGATTTAGCAAAAGCCCCAATAAGATGAATAAGCCCAAAGTTATAAAACCCAAAGCCGGGAATATAACCGTAGTGAACAAAGTGCTGGCGCTTTTGGTGAGTCTTATCACCCTCTTCCCAATTTCTGCGGATTGCCAATATTTCATTATTTGATTTTTCAATTGTGACAACATATGGCAATGCAATCCCTGTAGGTTCACCGTCTTCTTCGTGTTCAAACCCTTCTAAGTCCAGATGAACGTGCATTTCTAATACTTTAAATCGATCATCCGTACTGGCTCTAAACCCTAGCTTTTCTGCAATTTTCTTTTCAATATCATCCAAAGTATTATCTGGCGTACCTAAATCTAAATCACGATAAAACCCAGCATACTGTAGACGTTTTAATTCATTCTCTGTCTTTCGCATGACATGCGTGACACGTTCAGCGGACTGTAAACTTGACGCACCATAAGGCACAACTAAATCTTCAGCCGTGACATACATAGAAACCTGTCTGTCTAAAGACGGATCTACATATATTTTCTTAAATCCATTACCTGATAATCCCACGCCCCATAACATTCGTTCGTGTTCTGGTCGGTATTCCTGCATTACATCTGTCAATTCGTGATTCATGTCCTCTACAACACGAACCATTGCCTCTTTCTTTTCTGGGGTTTCTTTACCTACAATCTCGCCTTTAACAGGACCCGCCGCAGGAAAAGTTTCCATAATTGTTTCAGACTGAAACTTAATCACTGCTTCCGCCAGAACAGGATGATAAACGCCACAAGCACCTTCCCAAGGTTCTGAGCGTTCTTCAATCTTTAACCCTAGTAGCTCTAGCCCATCGACATAAGTCTGAATCCAGTCGCGGCGTGAATCAATATCAGATTGAAAGTCTGCCAGTAAATCACCAGCGATTTGTAATAGAACAGCTTCAGGTAAATACTCCGCCAAGTTTTGATCGAAGTCTGGATCCTCTGGCATGACACTTACACCGTTTATTTTTACCTCTTCAGGGTCAACAATCTCAATTTCAATTGTTCCATCTAAGTCCGGTAGACCTTGGGGCGCTGCATACATTGCTTTTTCAATTGACATAATTGTCCTTAGTAGTAACCTTTTTTACGCCTAAATTCTTTCGGCTCGTCTGGTTCATCGCTTGGTAAAACAAGAAACCCACCTCTTCTAAATCTTAACAGCGCCTGAGTAGTCGAGTCCACCAAGTCATCGTGGTCTGAATTTGGAAATGCTGCCAGCTCTTCTATTACCATGATGACGCGGCCCGCGCGTGACGCGGTGACGGCGGCGGGCGCGGGGGCGGCGGGCGCGGGGGCGGCGGGCGCCGGCGCGGTGTTGGTG